ACAAAGGGGAGGCTCCAAGCCCGCTACGCCGCCGAAACAAAGGGGAGGCAGTCAAAGTTTTTTTGCCAAAATGATTGAAAAATATCCGTGGGTAGAAGACATTATTATAGAAACACAGGATATTTGGAAAGACGTTCATGTTATGCCTCCACAGCGCTACATCGGAGCATCCGAACCACTCGTTCACTGGGAAGATAACACAGACCAGTTTATCGGAGTCGGTTTTTCCACAGTTAATTTTCTTGACCGTGTTGCGGATATGCTTTCCCGCAAACTCGGTGTCTTCGCAGTTGACCGTTTTCAGCCCATGATTTCTCCTACTAAACCCATTCCAACGCAGTTAGTATTTTCTGCTGTTGTTCTTCTCTTTGAAATAATTCGCATGTTGCTAACCTTGTTGCCTGATTTCTTATTTAACTGGATTTCGCCATTTTTTTCCACCATAATGGCTTCCATTGAACTTGCTCGTGGTGATTGGAAACATGCCATTCTCACATTATACGGCTCAATCAAATCCGGCTTTTGGTCTAGCATGAGATGGAAGATGGTCCTGAATATGCTTACACTAATTAGTCCTGAAACTAAGAATAAAATCATGGAAATAGCATTGAATACACCCCGTGATATTGGTCGGGCATTCATGTTTTGGCTCGTTATTTTCGTCATGCCAAATCAAGAGAGGATAGCAAAAGGTCGTGATCTTCTATATATTATAACTGGACTGCCGATTTCTGGGTTTGGACGCTTGGAAGTTGCTGATTTCTATAAAATTCGTAGCTTGTTCAGTGACTCCCCCATCTTCTGTTTTACCCCCGTTCAAATGGCCATCAAGAAAATTGTAGAAGGCGACCCTTGGTATATCTATCTTTTGCCTCCATCAATAGTAACAACTGTTCAACTTAAACAAATTTGGCCCTTAAGAAAAGCAGCTTCAATTCTTATTGCTGCCCTCATTAATGTTCCAGTAATGGCTCAGCCTACCACAATTGACGCTAAATGCGGAAAACCGGTTGTCATTAAAATGTATGAGGCGATGCGTCGTATTATTGACAATAAGGAAAAAGTAAAAACAACTTTGCCCGATATGCTTCGTCCTGTATGGCAGAAATTCATTGATGTGCTAGAATATGTAGATGCGCCCGATAAGTTACTAGACGACGCACAGATAACAATGCAAGAAGCCTTTGGACCTATTCTCCATCTTCAACAGCCTAATGGCATACGCGTATACTTTCAAGAAGATTTCTTAAAACAACTTGAAGGATTTGTTAATAAAGGTGACAAGAGTGGATTCAAAACATGGATACACAAGTTTCCTAAAGACCAAATTCTTGATTTGAAACAATCGGCAAAATTATTAGATCCACTCGTTTTGTTAGAAACAGGAAAATTCGCAGCTGAAATGTCGCCAGTTCTTAAGAAAGTGGCAAACGTAACACTAAAAGAACAGGCAAAATTTGTAGACCCTCTTTTATCAGCCTTATCACACATGGAAAATCCAGCATTAATACTTGATAAACATGGTGCCACGCCCTCAGAAATTATAAAACCGATAATAGACGACACACGTATTACAGCATTGTTGAGCGACGAGTTTCTAGCAAGTCTTAAGAAAACAGCAGCTGCTTCAGCAAATAATAAAATCCGTTTTGTTGAATTTATTAGTAATTACCCAAAAGAGAAAATGTTCAAGATGCCGGCTGGGAAGAGTCTGCTGGAACTTCGGACACTGGTGTCTCGGCCACCGACCCTTCCGCCAACTGTACAGGCTGCTCTGAAGAATTTTTCAGTTCCTGCTCTGCCTTCTGCTTCTCAAGCCACAATGCCTTCGCCTTTGCCTCGGCAGCAGACGCAGCGGCAGCGGTTGCCTCGGTCACGGAGGTCTGCCCGAGGCCGTGTAAGAACAAGAAAAACTCGTCGCTAAATCCGTAGTGGCATCCATTCTGCTGTTCCTTATTATCCTTTGCTCCCGTAAAACCACGACTGCTTGTATTCTGCGCATGTAGTAATGAAACAATTACTCCCTGAGGCGGAATCTCTACTGTATTCCCATCCCTGCCTGCTAAAAATCCTTCACCTTCAGCCATACTGACTGTGCTGGGAAATTCACGTTCCTTGAAAAACTCCGTCGTGAAAGCCATTGACGCTTCACTACAGCGTTTCGCCGGGCTCAACGTTAGAGGAGGCACGTTAATAGAACTCGTGTATGTAGTCAAATCATATAGGGGCAGTATGCTGGAATAGCATGCTCCTTTCCTAGAAGACGCCAACCATGAAACACGGTCGCGAACAGATGGCGGAAAATAGACATCATCATCATCCATCATACAGAAATAGGCAGTATCCGGAAACTTCTCTAAGATTCGCTTAACAGCCCGATTGCGTTTCCCACCAATATGCGTCTTCTTTCCTAAACTAACATATTCTACCGCAAGATCCGGATTCTGCTCGGCAAACTTGGTAACAGACTGGTCCACACGCTTATCAAAAGAACCATCATCTACAACGCACCAGACTAAACGGTCACGAGGATAATTCTGTGCTAGAATGTTTTTAAAAGCCAACTTCATCCAATGAGGCCGATTCCATGTTAGCGTAACGACTCCAATACGGGGCAAAGGCGTTGTGGTCGGAAGTTGAGGCGCTGCACCATAAGCCGGTGTAGCAGGAATCTTCTCCAAGTCGCGGAGCATTGTATTCCATAAGAGGGTCGCATGCTGGCGAAAAATCGGCAGACGGTTATTCACCGCAGTCATAAGACGAGTACGTGTGGCAAAAATATCATCCATCGGCATTTCTAGCAGAAGTCTCAAGGCAGTCTCAAATGAGCGTGTTTTTAAAACCCGAGGTTTCATCACAAATTCACAGGAATCTGTCGATTCTGAACCGATAAGTTGCCCATTTGACCCCATTACATCATCTAGCAGAGCACAATATGCGGGGACATCAGACCATAGAGGTAAACATCCAGTCATCATTGCGTCACACAGCGCATAGCCAAATCCTTCTGCTTGAGACGGCAACAAGCAGAAATCACTGTCACTCAGTGTCTTGAGAACATCTTCATTGCTAACGTGCTCTGCGCTTAACTTAATATTTAGCTGACCTTCGCATACAGGCTTAAGTTTGGCAATAACATCCTCCGAGCCCCAGATTTTGAGGAGTGGAGCATTAGCGGGCCAAAGCGGACAAATTTCTTGCGCAGCTGCCAATTTATGCTTGGACCCACCGAGAAAACACACAAACTGACGCTGGCGAATCTTCTTCATGGGAGGCACAAAAGAAGCAGGAGCACGCCATAACCACGTAAATACCTGTTGAGAAGGAAATCCGTCTTCCACTTTCAGCGCCTTAGAGTATCGCTGAATAAATGTAGCATTCTCGACTGCGTGGCTCCAAGCCCACTCTTCCTTGTAAAACCACTCGGGATTCACAAGAAAAAAGTGCTTACGAGCAAAGGGAACTGCTAGACGGCAAGGGACCTCAATATGAAACGCAACGTCGGCCCATCCCCATTGTGCTGTGCGCGGATCAACATGATGGACCATCAAATTAACTTCTCCCGCCTTCATGGCTTTTTCCTTCAATGCTGTCTCCAAAATCTCAGCATCACGTGACAATCCATACTTCACTTCTGTCTTCATACAGATGATTAAAACTTTCAGATCCTTTTTTACCATCTCGGACTAAAATCATTTAGACCCGCCATTTTAAGCCATCTTCAAGTAATCTAGCAAATGGAGCAAGGTCAAATTAATATGTATACAACTGCTGGAAAAGCTTTAATAACACTTATTGAACAAGACTCAACAGTTGTAAATATTTTAGATGTCGGTTCTTGGAATGGATTAGGAACAACACTCTGCTGTGTCCTTGGATGTATAGCTCGTGTTGAGTATAAACCAATTAATGTTATAGCGATTGAAGCAAATTCGGAATTCTTTGAAAAAGGATTAAAAGCATGGACAAATAGACCTGGAAAAGAAATGGTCCATTTTTTCAAGGGACGTATAGCGGAATCTATGATGATGGAAGCTGAAATTAGAGCGCATCCGCAGTTTACACCAGATAATCCTCATTTTAATCAATGGTATGCGTCCGACGTAAAAATATTTAATGAATCTCCGCTTCTAAATCTTCAAGGCCAAATTGACCTTGCTATTCTAGACGGTGGCGAATACTGTGGATTTCAAGACTATATGACCGTTCTAAAATTTAAGCCCACATATTTAGTTCTAGATGATATTAATGGTATGAAAAATGACCGTGTTCTAGCACACGCTGTACAAAACGGGTTTTCTATATTATTTAAAACAGGCGATAAAGGTGGAACAGTTATATTAAAACGTACTTGATGAAGCAATTCTCTTGCTCTTCCATTTCCAGACCTTAATTGTAGGCAATGAGAACCATTTCCATTTCGCCGGTTTCTGTTTTATAAATCGCAAAAGTTCAACAATTTCTTTGGCTACATCTTCATTTGGATAAAACGACTTTTCATATTCATCCTTATAATAAATATGAAAAGCAGGTAGCTTAGTTATGTATTCCCTATCCTGTACGAATGCCTCGCTATTAAAGGGGCGCAAGCTAAAAGCAATCCGATGCTCGGCACAAAAGATACGAATACCGTTAAAGACTTCATCGCACAGGACCTTACTCTCGGAATATACACATTCAACTTCTAGCAGATGACTTGCTAGCTTAATTTCCTTCTCCTGTTGCGTGAACTCAAGATGCTGTATAATATATGGATTTGTTTCAATTGGTAAAACTGACATCTGTCACCTACGATAGTCTAGCAAAAATAGTTTAAGCAACTAAAGTAGGGTAAAAGAAAATGGAAATTGTTACACTTCCATTTATTCAATACACCGATGAACTAGCCTATATGGAACATTTAGATCATCCTGATACGCAGAAAGCCCTCAGCGCAGAAGCAGAACGATGGCAACGAAGCGTACAAAAACTTGGTCCAAGTGTTGACCGATGGCTTTTATTACTACAAGAATCTGAAGAGACCCTTTTGAAAAAACCCCATTATGAATCGGATGGTCTTGAAGTCCGCTATCTTGACCATGACCTCAAGCACTTGACCTATAAGAAACGTGTATGGCCGTGTGTGTACGAATCTTCCCTATTTCAAGACTTGCTTTTGGTCATTGAAGATATCAAATGGCAAGGAAGCGAACGCAAGAAACTAACGGCGTATAGACAAAGTGATTTAACCGAGGCATGGTCCGTTGAGAACGTGGGGTCTATGATAACTAGTAAAGGTAAAATTATAGTCCAAACATCAAAAGAAGTTCAGCGCTTTTACACCTTGGAAGAAATCACAGAGCAGGGGGAAAGAATACCTTTAGTAAAAAGCCGTTCAAAAAACCAAGTGGTTCGCGCAAGTCAAGTTGTGGGTGGAAAGTTATGGTATTTCCAAGAAGGTCGGCGTTTTAAGAATATTTACACATATGACTTCACAACAAAACACAGCAAAAAAGTGCTCAGTAAGCCTTCACTATTAGGATTTTCCTATCCTTTCTGGTGGAGTGATATTGCCGTATATAATATTCGGTCCACGCAAGAAGTCTGGCAAGTCCCTGATAATCGCAAAATCTACGATATCTATCTCGGAGACAATGGTTTCTTCTGCCAAACAATAACCCATCAAATCATTCAATTATCATGGGTTCGCGATGGTCAAGAGAAAGTTCTTTTCAGACCTAATTCTGCTGGAAAACTACTTCTGCTAGCTCCGCAAAAATTTCTCTGGTTTTCGCCCACAAGCAGAGCCCAGCAACTTACAATCGCAAAAGACTTTTCAGTCAACTTAGCCAAGGCCCCCGACCTGGGTCTAGAAGCCGACTATAGCATTCTGAGCAGAGAAGGTCATCATATTCCCGCTACTACTATTTTTCAGAAAGGCAAAGAGCCAGTGGCTCTAATAGCCTATGTGTATGGTCATTATGGAATTCCTACACCAGCGCATTTAATTCCACGATTCTACGCCTTCATTCTAGCAGGATACGCTGTTTCCTTTATAGCCGTTCGTGGTGGTGGAGACAATGGCCTAGAAGGATGGGATTCTGCTCGTGGCAACAATCGGCTAGTGGGCTTATTAGATTACATTTCGGCTGTTCCGCAAGTACAGGGCTTATTCAATGTGAAACCACAGCGAACAATCTTATATGGGCGATCTGCTGGAGGTTTTCATATCGCAAACGCAGTTCAAAAAGTCAGCAAGCCCCGGCTCCTCTGTGGTGCAGCATGTGCTGAAGTCCCCTTCGTTGATGTTGTGAAAGGTTGCGTAAATGATGTGATTCCTGTGCTACGGCTGGAAGTAGATGAATTCTTTAACTGCTCAGACTATGATGGTTTTCGGGCAGCTGCTTCTTTAGACCCCTTACTTACGGGAACAGATGGCCCCGGCGTTCCCATTCTAGCATCGGGAGGAATCCATGACACTGAAGTTACGTATTGGGAACCCTTGAAATGGACAACTCATCTACGCAAAAAAGGTTGGACTAAGGTTGCTTGTCGTATAGATACGGAAACAGGTCATTTTATGCAAGGATCGTACGCTTTAAAGAAACGAGCGGAGGAATCTGCCTGGTTACACGCCAGTATAGGCCTTGATTGAGTGGAAAAGATTTTCATCTGTGGCCGTTATTGAGCGCCCAGTAATCTGAGCACACTTGTTGAGAATCTGCTTGAAGCGTTCGTCCCGGCACATAACCCAGAAACAGAGCGCCGCACAATGTAGGTCATGTGTTGCGTTATGCCAAGGGCCCACACCAGAACAATCATAAGTCCCGGGAATACAAGCATCATGGAGTTGCTTCAGTGTGGGTGCCTTGGGATTGCCGTTGCGGTCTGGGCCAAAGTTAAAGAAGCCCTGTGCTCCGCGCATAGTACACATTTCAAGGACAACGCCCTCGGCCCATGGTACGAGACCGGCCCGCCATACTCCTGCGCGAATAATCTTGCGATCAAAGTCAAGGTTATGGGCTACAATCGCATCACACGTAGCTAGATCATCCTGAAACGTCTTGAGAACAGGAGTCCACTCATGGCCCTGTGCCTGGCACATGCTAAGCTGAATCTTATGAAACCCCTCAGCCTCCTTTGACCACTTGATGTCCGGATCCTGCTTGAGCAGAAAGTCTTCTGATTTCACGAGCTTGGGCTCATCTTCTTCCTCAAACTGCCAGATTTCCCAGCCAATCTGGAGAATCTCCGGCCATTGCTTCCAATCGGATTCATTCGCCCAGCGACTCCGCGGTAGGCCATTCGTTTCTGTATCAACAAAGAGGATTCGCATTTTTGCCTGTCTGCTTTTTTGTTAAAAAACAACCCGCGTTCAAATTTATTTCGTTGTCCTTAATATAAATGAACGGCAAGTTAATGATGCATGGTGGTGCCAAGAAGTCAATGAAGAAGATGGGCAAAGGCAAGCGTGGCAAGACGGCGAAGAAGCAACAGCAGCAACAGCAGCAACAGCAGCGCAACCGCCAGCAACAGCAGCGCAACCGCCAGACGCAGAGGAGGCAGAACCGCAACCGCCAGCAGCAGAACCGCCAGAACTGGTTTTAAACAGGTCTGGCTCTAAGAACCCAACCATCCAATCACATCCTTGACCGGCTTGAAAGACTTCCGATGGAGAGCCGAAGCTCCATACTCCTTCAAGCCCCGCATATGTGTAGCAGTTCCATATCCCATATTTGACAATAAGCCATACTTGGTGTCAAGTTCTGGGTCAGCCGTACATACTTCCTGAATCCAGCGGTCATGCTCCACCTTTGCCATAATAGACGCCGCCGCAATGCTCAAATACTTCGCATCACCTTGAGGAATACAGTATTCTTCAATAACAGAACCCGATTTTGAGAAATTTACCGGAGTATCTCCATCAATCAAATAGCGTCCTGCTGAAAATACAAGTTTGCTAGAAGCCCGACGCATTGCCATCAAATCAGCCTGTAGAATATTCATTTCATCAATTTCTACTGGTTCAGCATATCCTGTAGCCCAATCCAGTGCTACTTCCTTCACATAATCGTAAAGAATATCGCGCTTTCGCTTTGTCAATTTCTTGCTGTCATTAATGCGGTGAAGTTCTGCTCCGTGGTCAAAGATGTCATCTTTGTCAAAGGGAAGAATGACCGCTCCGGTATATAGGCGACCAAAGAGAGACCCGCGCCCTGCTTCATCAATTCCAACTTCTAGCACATCATCCTCCTTGTATTTGTAAGAAAGCATCTTAGGTTTTATAAGAGTAAAATATTGTTCAATTTTAAGGAATGACTTCTAATGGAGCAGGTGGAGCAGGTGGAGCTGCTGACGGTCAAAGAGAAATATTTACGAGACTTGGCCCAATAGCAGAAGGTTACACTGAGTTTAAAAATACTGTTTTTAACTGGTTTAATCCTCCCTTACGAACAAATGATGATTTGAAAGCTGTTATTCGTGGTCTCCAGCAAGATATCATAGACCATCCCTGGATAGCTTTTGAAAGGGAAAGGTCGCCACCTAACCTTGTTGGCGCACCTGGTAGATTTGGCATAATCAATAAAGATCCTCAAAATGATTTATATGGTGGTCCTAGAGGTGCTGGAGGCGCTGGAGGTATTGCGGGTATTATACGTCTTGCAGCAGGTGCTCCACCAATTGAAAGAAATGAGATAATTGTTCGTATGAATCACCACCCGACAATTCAAGGTGAATGGATAAGCACAGGTCGTTCATATACTGGCGGAAGTTCAAGAGCACCTCCAGCACAATATGAATGTCCTCCTCCTACAGTATGTCATAAGTGGAAACTTGAATTACACCCCAATGGTCAGTTATATGCCAAATATTTGCCAGGCCAACCGGTACATAATGCGTTTGAAAGACACGCACAAGGAAGATTTATTAGTTTTGATAAGATGGAACAAATTCTTCAGCACCGAAACATAGGAAGGTTGAGATATGTTATGGACCACATGAATAATTCAGCACATGCAGCGCAAGGAGCGAAACTTGGTTTATGGGAAGGTCCGTCGCCTCAGCCAACAGGAGGACCCCAGTATCTACCAGAACAGAGTCCCATTGGTGATACATTAGCTAAATTTTTAGGCGGTCATTTACCTCAATTTCGCCGTGGACCTGCTGGAGCAGGAGCCGTACGATCCCGAAAATCTAAAAGAAAGGCAAGGAAAACGCAAAAAAATAGGCATAAGTAGGATGTCTCTAAAACCCGCGGTTCGTTTTGTCATTGCGTTTGGTATTCTCTTTGGAATTCTATATGGTCTTCTAACACCTGAAACATTTACAACAATGAAGGCGCAGACAGTTGTACTCAATGGCCCGACGAATCCTATGACGGATACTCAAATTGAACGGGCTCTGGGTGTTAGCCCGTATTTACCTTCTGTAGAAGAAGAGGATTATCAAAATAATCCTTAAAGAGTAGGAATGCGTGTATCAAAATGGACGATTTTGCTGTTATTAACTGCCGTCTATCTTCTTATTACATTTGCTATAGCAAGAGATGCGTTTATAGATTACGACCCTAATTCAACATTTGCTGCGCAATTAATGAAAAAAGCGATTCTAGGAAATGGCGGACCAATGGCAAATCCAGCATATGATAAAGAACAGGTAAATACGCCCTTTAAAGCATCACCAGATTCTGTTGTAAATCATGTAACTGTTCCAGAACTGGTCCGTAATCAATTGTGCCAAGGTGGCGAATGCTTTTACAGGTATAGCAAGGATAATGTAAATAATCCTTTTGATCCACCCTTCAAACCTCAGCCTATAACTGGTGGACAGGATGACACACGTTATAATACAGACGCAATAAAACGGGTCTTCAGTCCTTCAACGTATGTGCCTTCTCGGTTCTACCCTCAGCCTAACTATGTTTATTATCGTGATAATCTGGCACAACTGTATTCAACAATTATACTGGGTCCGGTTATTATTGGACTCTGCTATGTTCTTTTCAGTAAGATGGACAGTGTTTGAAGAAAATTTACTAACTTCATTAATAGAGAATAGGGTATGAAACCTTTCACACAAGTAGTTCTCATATTAGGTATTATAACACTTGTGTTCTATGCCTTGAATCCAGTAGAAGCATTTGATACCGTGAATTCTTCATCTTTAACTACACTTCTTGAGCGATACAACAAAATGACACCGGAGCAACAGCAGGCAATTCAGAATCAAGCTAGACAGCAACGTTTACAGATGGGTCTTTCCACAGAGGGACCTTTTAATCCTGCTTTGGCTCCTGGTCTTTCAACATCTCCAGCCCCTCAAGAAGCAAACACAACCGCTCCGGCATCACCTACAACACAGGCTTCTACGTCCTTGACTCCCAAACAGTTACAGGGACAAACGCCTTCAGCTTCGCAGGCACAGATGAATTCCTCTATAAAAGCTACTGCTACAACAACGCCTACATCCTCTGCTCCTGTAACACTAAGTGACCAGCAGGGTCTTATAAATAATCAATGCCAAGCACAGCTAGCCAATCAGTCGACTATTGTTCCTGTACCCAATTACATTACATCACCCAGTTTTAATGATATCTTGAAGGCGGTGGATAGTCAACAACGAGCCACTGAAGAACAACAGGAAAAGAAGGACAGAAAGCGTGCTTCCTGTAAGCATAAAATAAACACAAGACAGGCTACGTATAATCCTACAGCCTGCCCTCCTCCTGATCCCACTGTTTGGATAAAACGCAAGGAAATTCCCTGCTGGAACTGTAAGGTGTAGATATTTTTTAAAATTTAAGACCAATTTTTCATAATTATACTATGAAAAATAGTGTTTTTGCCACAGCATTTTCGCCACTTTTGACAGGATGAAGGGTGTGTATTTTTTGATTGGTGTTCTTCTTTTCGCTGCTTGCGCTTATATTTTCTTGGCCGAGCATGGAAAGTTCTACGAGTTTTTTGACGGAACAACGGGTTCTTCTGGAACAGACGCATCGGGTAATTCTGTACCAACTACAACGACGGGAAGTGGCGTTGTAACTCCTCCTATACCCGGTGGAACGATACCATCAGCGAACATTGTTCCTTCATCTACAACAACATCCACAACATCTTCCACAAATAACGGAACGGTTCCGGTACCCCCGACTACTAGCACAAGCAGTGGAGCACCCTCTACGACAACATCCGCGACAATGCCTACAGTTGGCACTGAACCTGCGCCTCAAGGAAATCTGGCTCCTGGTTCAACAACCGCAAATCCCACGATCAGCACTCCCTCCCAGCAGGATTTTAATGTCCTCCAATATGCTGTAAACAACTTTTCATCGGCTGTAAATGCCTATAGTGGAGGAAAGGCGGGTGTTCTTGGAAAGTTATCTCCCGGAGATGCGACTTACTTTAATTCATTACACGCACAGATTGCGCCTCTTGGTCCTAATGCGAATCCGAGCACATCCCCTTACTCAGCGGCGCAAACTGCTGGTAAAATCGTTGAGTTTCAAAAAGCAACACAGTATATCACAACACAATTGGTAAATGACACAAATGGAAATACAACCCTCCAGCAGACAGTAGCGGCTGCCGTTATACAGGCACAGCCAACAAGTAGCAATTCTAGTGGCACCGGTCAGCCGTTAATAGCTTCAACATCGAATTCGTTACTGTCTAATTTATACGGTGGAGCACAGGGCCTCTTTGGACAGAACGCAGCGGGAACTCCCGGTAACCAAGGTCAAATGCCTCTAACAGGCCAATTCACCACAAATGGTTCACCGACTACGCTAGCAAATCCAGCTACAGGAACCATATTTGCCCCAGGCAAGAAAGACGCAGAAATGTGCGATGCAAATGATCTTGATTCCCTCATCGTACAAGTTAAAACTATTGTTGCAAACCTAACTTCGCTCAACTCAAGTGACCCCACTATCGTAGCACGTATTAATAATATCACCAGTCTTCTCCAGAATCTTCAAGACATGAAAACGGAAATACAGCAGGGTAAGATGGATTCTAGCAAAATCCCTGTTCGTGTGGGTGATGCTAGAAACTTTTTGAGTCAAGCAACAATTGTTCAGAATCAGTTACCGTCTCTAATCAGCATGCCTGGATCAGCTGCCAAACCGACAAGCAGTGAAAACCCGGCCGCACCGCAGAATCTTTTACAAATGGCTCAGTATCTACGGGGTTCTATTAATCTAAGTTTTGATGGTTCATTGTATGCGCAGGAGCAGATGGCCAAGCGCGTAGATAATATCATCATGTTGCTCAAGACCAAGCAGATTTCATCTGCTGATGCGCAACATATCTTACAGACTCTGTCAGCGATACAGAATCAGTGCTCCCCGGGCGGATATGATAGTTCCAGCAATAGTGTCTTCTCATCATCACCTCAACCCATGGGCCCTATGCCGAATTCACCGAGACCTGGCTACATGCCCGACCCCACACAGTTGGATGCCGCGGCAAATGGTGGAAATGATCCGACGGTGCGTCCTGGAACAAACTCCGACTCATATAAGACACGTGCCTCCGCTGCCTATTCGGCCTACAGCTCGGGTGACTCTTCCAGCGCCGATTATAAGAGTAAGTTACAAAACCTGTGTGCGCAGGTTCAGAAGTCCGGTTTAGATATGGGCGATGTCGGATGTACCAATCTCCAAAATGTGCCTCCCGATTTTGGCTATAAGGGAACATATCTCCAAGTCTGTAATCGTCTAAAGGACACCTGGGGAGGCGGATATCCTCAAATGTTTGGATGCCCAACAAATTAGGCGCATACGATAGAATGAACGTAAATGCTACGGCCTCTTCAACTGACTTTCCCATGATTGGCACTGTCATCATGATGGCTGTTTTCGTCTATGCGTGGGTCGCCGACACATCCGAGAGAAAGGAAGCATTCACCAATGAGAGAGGTCCTCCTTCCCGGATTGAGACCTTTTACAATCCTCCCCAAGTCCAGCAGGTGTCTCGAGCCTACGCTGAGTAGATGCTCCTGTTTTTAAAAGCAAATTAGAGACCTTCCCAAGATTTCTAATTTTCCCACATAAACATAGGATATGAAGTTCAGTACCAGACTTATCTTTTTAGTTCTAGGTGTTTTTGTCCTGGGTTTATTTCTGGGCAAGGTCACAACTGGAACACAGGAAGGCTTCAAGAATAATGATTCAACCTATTGCTATAAGTGTAAGAATAAGACTCCGTGTGACTGCGGAAAAGGAAAAGGAAGCGATGATAGCTCCGACGGTTCTCTTCCGGGTGGCCCCGTCTCTATGGCCTCTTGCCCCACATGCCCTCCGATTCCTGATATGTCAAAATATGTCTTGAAAGCAACAGTACCTCCGTGCCCGCCCTTGCCTGACCTTTCTAAGTATATGTTGAAGACTGAGTGCCCGCCCTATCCGGATATGTCCAAGTATGTATTAAAGTCATCTGTGCCTAAGTGCCCGCCGTGTGTAGCGTCTTGCAGCAAGCCCTGTAAGATTGGCGAATGCCCCCCGTGCCCGCGCCCTCGTTGCCCTGTAGTCAAATGCCCTGAGCCGAAACCTTGCCAGCCGTGCCCTACAGTCCAGCCTGAGCGTTGCCCTGAACCGCAGGTAAGCTGTAAGAGTTCATTTGCTGAACATAGCTCCGTGCGGCCGATGTTAGCATCCACCGCTAATTTTGGATTTTAAAAATTTTGTTGCCTCTATATAGAAAATGTCTTTGGGTGCGAGTTATGGTGCTGTTGGTTCTCCCCGTCGTCAGTATATCTCGACGGAAATCTTTAGCAATGATTTCTTTACGTATACCGTAACGACGGATGCGAATGGACTTCAAACAGGCACATTCACCCAGGTTTCAGGTGCCACTACAGTAACGTGCCCCGCCGGCCGTGTTCTTCGTGACAACGGCAAGCGTCTCTACCCTGGCGCGCACCCGAACGTTACCTATGCGATGATTGGCGTGTTCGACCCGCAGACATTCCTTTCTGGATTTATCAACCCGAACTCTCCGATTTTTGCCATGTTCAACTCGGACAAGGCATATTTTGCCGATACAGATCTTACCATTGCAGCGGGTTTTGGACGTGGCCTCGACTCCAATCTTTCCTCCACCGGTCTACTGAACGAAGGATTGGCGGTTTTCACGAATGGTAATGTTGTAGCAGGTAAGCAGGTCTACAGCGACAAGCGCTTTTCCACTACAGGCGCTGCCACAGCAACAGTTGGTCTCCCCACTGCGTCAACAATCAACGTTGCAGCGGGCCAGCTCTTCTACTTCGTCAATCCGCAGGCTGACTTGTTAGTTAACGCTATCAACTGCTCCACCATTGGCATGCACGCGTACGTCTTCTTGAGCAATGCAACAGGCGGAAGCTCAATCAACTTCGGCACGGGTTTCCGCCCCACGGCCCTCACTTCAACGGGGGCCCTAATGAATAACATCTCCTCCCTTGGCCCTAATCGCGTAAACACCATCCACTTCATGGGTGATGGTTTCGGCATGACGGAGGTTAGTCGCACGCTCAACTTGAGCAGCATCTTCGGCAATGGTCGTTAAACAAATACAAAATACATATTCCACATTCAGGCTGTTAGAAACAGTATAAATGTAGAAATTTCGGTAATAACAGTAGGGATGGATACTCGATTCTGGGGTCCGAGCGCATGGCGACTTCTTCATTTGATAGCGTTTTCCGAGCATAGAAATCCGAATGTTTTTATCTTTCTTGAAGAGCTTCCCTATATTCTACCGTGCCGATTCTGCCGGTACTCCTTGACTGAGTTTTATAAACACAGACCTGTTGATTGGGATGATCTGGGGCATTGGATGTATGAAATTCACAATGATGTAAACAACAAACTACGAAAACAGGGTCATTTGCGAAAGCCTAATCCGTCATTCAGTGAAGTTAAGAAACAGTATACTGAACTTCTGCTAGAAACTAGTGATAAGCACATGCTCGGTTTTGATTTTTTCAAGAGTGTAGCCTTTGTCACCCGGAATCTTGAGAAAAGCCACCTTAAGCGCTGGTGGGCTTCTATTGGTGGCGCATTGCCATTCCCGGAGTGGCGTACACAATGGCAGACAGCAGTAAAAGAACTAGGAACAGCACCTGTTCCTAAAGGGCGCACAGCCGTATTAGCCTGGCTCTATAAAATTTGTAACAAAATGAACGTTAATCCATCCACCAATTTCAAGGATTATTGTAAGGAAGCTCGTATTTTCAGCAGTTCATGTCCGAAAAAAAAAGGCACATGTCGCTCAGTGAAAACCCGCAAACGTGAAACACTTAAAAAACGCCGAGCCATTATATTGAAGCAATTTGGAGGATTTTTTTAAGTTCAGCTAACCGCACCTCAGCATCTGAAGAGAATACGAGACCCCGATACATTTTCTTGAATGTAAATGCTCGACACCATTGTTCCGCATCTTCTGCCGTAAAGCCCATATCCAGTAAACGTACATACAAGTAAGCTGCGTCATATACATCCTCTTTTTGCCAGATAGGATCTATCCAAGAAAAGGATACTGTTAAAGGTTTATTTTTATAAAAAAGTACGACTGACATCCCTGAATCTATTTACGCGTCTTCTCTTAAATAATTAAAACGCCTCCCCTCTTAGAATGGATTATTTGTATTATGCTCTGGTTGCCACAGTTGTGTTTTTTATCGCAGTCACTGCGTATAAATACTACGCTCAACCGCCTGTGGTAGAAGAAGACACTTTTACTGGAGGTGCTGGAAACACGGAATATAAGTTTGTGATGTTCGGTGTAGATTGGTGCCCCCACTGCGTGAAGGCCAAGCCTGAATTTGAAGCCCTTGGTGCTACACAGACCATCGGCGGGAAAGTCGTCCAGATGAAGGTAATAAATCCTGAGACGGACGAGAATCCGTATAAGGAGTCTGTGAAAGTGTCAGGTTATCCGACAGTAGTTCTGCTAGATGGGGCAGGGAAGACGACCGAGTACGAGGGGTCGCGCACAACGGATGGTTTTCAGACATTCTTGGCAGAGCAAGTCCAATAAACTTTGCTGATCCGCACCGTTCCCACCATATTTTCACTTCGTTCAGGCCTTTATTATATAAATAGTCTCTATCTTCCTTGCTCAAGTCAAGTGCGATAGACGGGTATTCCGATGTTGGGATTGAGATAATATTTTCTGACCACGCATCAACAATCTTTCTCTGCTCATAATTATTTCTGAAAGAAATTATTGAATTTAAATAATCAAAGAAATCCGATTTTTTGGTTACAAGTCTCTGAGGAAAATAGAGACCAATACCATCCCGCTTATCCGCATCCGGTACATGTTGCCATGGAAAATTACCTCCCAGCATACCGTCACACCAATAATCACCCGTTTTAAAGTCCTTATAGGGACAAAAATAAATAGGAATTGCCATTGTGGCATAGACAGCATCTAGCACGAATAAATCGGGATGTGTGCTGGCAGAAGCATAAAATGGGATACTTCGTGTAATGTTACTAATAAAAAAATGAACATCCATTTCTGTTCTTTCTTTAAACTCTTTGAGAGTCCATTGACTGGAGCCTTTCCGTATGGATTCTAGCAATCGCACAATCATTTTCCGGAGAGCAAAGCCTTTATCCAGACCAAATGTTTCGGCGATTGACATAATGTCTTCGGCATTGAAATCCCGGCTTTTACTAAAATCAAATTCATTTACGAATTTAATCATGGCTTCGTCAGGAAATCCGAGTGAAAAGAGAACTGCGATAAATGCTCCGGCAGAACAACAATACCAACGCCGAACGGTTGTTAAAAGACCTTTCTTTTTCAAAAAGAGCAATGCGCCGACGAAACTAATACATCGTGTTCCGCCACCGCTAAGAACAACACATCGCGGGAGCCTTTTCATAATCCCTTCTTCTTATCAAGGAGGAATGAGTGGCCTGAACCCACCGCGTCTAGAAGCTTCATCTTTGTTTGTTGAACAAACTAAAAAAGACAAAATTCGTTGCGATATTTATAATACTATTTTGGGTCGCGTTCATTTACGTATTCATGCCACAAATCGTCTGCCCGGTAACACCCAGCAGTTGATTTATCTAGTCCCCGAATTCATTCCTGGTGTCCCTCGTTTTGATATGAAAGAGTGTATTATTTATTTGGCATACAATCTGCGCGCCTCGGGGTTTTTTGTAAACTATACGCATCCTAACACATTGTACATTTCCTGGAAGGAACAAGCACGAAACTATCGTGTAAATGAGTCGCCGTATACAAAAACGCTGATTCAGGTGACAGAAGATGCCATTAAGAAACAATTAGAAAAACAGCAATCACAGGAACTTGTTACATTTGATAGGAAAAAGTCTAATCTTCGGAAAACATCCGATTACAGGACTATTTCAGGGCCCGTACAAAATCAGGGAGGTATGTCACAATTTATCCAGTCAGGTAGTAACGAAGATACCACAAAAAGCGTTCACTTTATTTGATCAAATAAAACCCGCCAACTTGAGTCTCTTCATCATTCGAGCAAAGTTATTGAGTTTTGCTCTATGGCTTGGCCCGCCACCACCTCCGTGCTGTTTTGCGATGGGTTGCCGAAAAGAAGCAGTCAACATGTGTGCTAGAGCAAACTGCTGACTGCGAAAGAAGAGATCTAATAGTAAAATAATTGCGACGCCCAGAAAAACGAACAATAGAATCTCCGAGAATGTGTCGCGTTCGACTGTCTTGTATTCTTGACCGTCCAGGCGCTTCAAGATTTGGTCGACCTTGTCCCGAATTTCATCATCGACTCCAATAGCATTTGTAGCATCTCGGCGAGGTGTACCCGAGTCACTAGCAGTTCCATATTTCGGGTCCGGGACATTCCTCCACAGAGTTGAATATCCATCAACGGGAGTTACTGCTGGAGCGACGGGAGTTTCAGCCTTTTGATTGACACCCGTTTTCAGTGCGAACTGTGATGCCCAATCTGGTTGGAGCATAAAAGCTCCTGTGTCCTTATCCGCTCCCAGAGGATACGGGAAGTAATCCTCGGCAGGGTCAGGCGCTGCTACTAAATAATTGCTCGGGCTTGATGTCCGGCTATTTTCAGCAACAGTTCCTTTTAAGACTTCAACATCCATCGGTGGTCTTTCTGCTGGTCTGTCAGGTTCAATAATGAGAGGCTCTGGTCTCTGTCCTTTTTTGGACTTCTTTGTCTTTTTTGTCGGTGGACCTTCGTCAATAGACGGAAATGCTTCGTCTAAAGATGCATAGCTCATCAGCTCCCTACCCTATAGAATGAAATTTGGTTACTAAAATTTTCTGTCTATCAAGCAAAATGTCAATCGATGAATTACTACTTGCCGTTTTTTTCACAGTATTGTTTCTCTTTTTAGCTAGTCGCTCGGCGATCACATTTGAAACTTTTGCCTCAGAAATAGATCCGAATTTACAACTAACAATCACGAAAAAAGATAAGCCCGTAACATGTACTGAAGCTTCCTTGGCGTATACAACTTTGATTCGCTATACCGCCCGCGATTTAACAGGTGATGGCGCTATTATATTAAACAATCTTCGTGATACATTTTTTGAAGTTGATGATGAATGTTATAGAACAAAAAAATGCTCTGCGATAAGTTTACGAGGTGACCTAAATCCAGATAGGCTTTATAAGGATTGGTCCAATCCACTAAAATGTCAGGTTTAGAATAGAAATGTCGCTTGCCACATTAGCACCTATCCCTTTGAATTGGTTAGCTGCTATATTAATACTTATTCTTGCGGCTCGTCCAGATAGTCTTCAGCGGTCTATCCGAAAAGTTCTAACATCCTGGCTCGGAATTCTTGGCTTATTCGCAGTAGGACTTGCCATTTTTGTTCAACAGCCCATTGTCGGCACTTCTGTTTTTATTTTGTTATTTGCTCTGCTAGCAGAAGAACACAAGAAGACTAAGCGGGAATACTTTGAAGGACAGGTCGTAGATGAAGTAACTACAAGCAATCGGTGGTTTTCTGAGGTAGCGTTTGATGAACGGCCTAAGAAGGTTATTGATAAAACCACAGCAACATTTGCTCCTTCAACCGGTTAACGAGTAAATCTTGGAGTATAATAGGGATGATTAACACGGATGATGTTATTCTTGGAGGGACTGTATTACTATTAGTCTTTGGTGTTCTTCTTTTTGGTTTATCCTTTGAAACAGCCTACAACAAAGAACTCCGGCATCTGGCCCGGCAACCCTTTTTCCGTTTTGCTGCCTATTCACTAGTCTTGCTCGGAATGGATTGGAATCCTATCGTGGGTATGCTATCTTTCTTATCAATCATATTTTGGTTCTATGATGTACAACTGCTGAGTGCGTAGGCTTTTTTGGATGTTAAGGGTAGGGAATGCGAAAGCAAAAAGGTGGTGATATTCCAACAACATTAGCCGTAGGTGTTACGACAGGAGCTGTTGCTACTGTAGCGCAGATGGCCTCTACCGCTGCTATTGACCCGATAACTCAAACAGTTGGCTATCTAAGCGCAAATCCATGGTTAGCGGGTGTGTGCTATGTCATATTAAACTTAGGGGGCAAACACATCGCGATGAATTTGACTCCTGAGCAGGAAAAACTAATGGGTTCAATTTGGGTACGGCCTCTTATCATCTTTTGTCTATGCTTTGTGGCTACTCGTAATGTAGTAACTGCTTTTTGGCTAACATTCTTTTTCATGTTGGTCTTCTATGTTATCCTGTATGAGGCCAGCCCGTTCTGTTTGTTACGTGTTGTGCCTACACAGGCAACAGTAATGAAAGCTCAGCAAGGTCCTGCCCAACAAGGACAAGGCCTACAGGCTCCCAACGGTCAGATTCAGATGATACCTTTGTTCATGCGTGGACCACTAGCAGTTCCTGATACGAGTGTCGTGTCAGAAGAAGCCAATTATTTGAGTAATATTGCCAAGCTTTAATTTAGTTTTAGACATTCAACGTCAATGTTCCCCCTGCTACAGTGGAGGCATTGGTCTTACGATTCCGGCGCTTCTTCGCCTCATCCACATTTGTCACAGATGTAGCCACGCTTTGCATCTCATCAAGGATATTGCTGACTTCTCTCAACGGGTCAGAGTCTGAGCCAACACCTTCACGCAGAATATTCATGTTGATTGTCTGCGGATTTCCACCGTCTTGAGGGGCAAAGATTGGCGCGGCATTCATATCAATGTTGGGTGGAGGAGGCATACTCTGGTTGATGCGCTCATTCTCAAATGCTTGAAGGATATCATCTACGCCGGTGGGGCCACGCATCTCCCGTCTCTGCTGTTGCTGAGGCTGTTCCTGCTGTTGTTGCGGGGCAGGAGCCCGGCTACTCATGTTGAACGGCATTCCCGACTGCTGGGAAGGGGCCTGCTGTTGCTGTTGCGGTCTCTGCTGATTCATGGCAGCGCCGACGAACTGGCCAAAGCCCGGTCCCGCCTGATTGGCAGCCGCCGTGGCAAACTGCTTCATGAGCTCGGGATTGCTACGCAAGATATCATCCATACCCGGCACCTTGGACTTGAAATAGGTATTTGTGATATGGAACATCGCCGCTGAGGCTCCAAGTGTCATGACGAGACGAACCTCAGGAGGCATCTTACCCGCCTCCTTGTACTTATCATATAGCTCCTCAAAAATCTCATCATAGTCCTCGGCATTCTCGTGAACTGACTCAGACCAGCCTTCAAGATTGACATCAAAGGGATTGAAACGGTTATTCAAGAATTCAGCTCCAGTGGCGAAAGTCATAAGCATATTGCGCTGGAACTTGAGGGATGCCTCCAAGTTGCGAACATCATTGAGACGAGCATATTCAGCCTTGATTTCGTCCAGAGAGTTCGCCATTGTCATACGCTGACCACCCGCTCCCTTGCGCGACATGCGGGTCAGGTAGGAGTTCTTCTCCTTTGCCTCCTCTTCAGGTGACATCTTGGGCTCTTGCGCATTTCCAACAGTTCCCGTGTTCATATCAAAGCGAATCGGCTGTTGGACAGGCGGTGTCCGAAAAGCATCATTGTTAGAACCAAAATTAGGAATGCTGACTGAAGGCTGTGACCCACCACCAACAGTTTCCATGTTATCCAGATTCACAAATTCCAGATTTTCGCTGAAACCGCCTCCACCTCCGCCTCCACCTCCATCAATCGTGATTGTAGGGCCAGAGGAGCTTTCTTGACGAGTTCCAATATTAATCTTATTGGTGTTTGTTAGCAATGACATTCCCATATCATCTGCAAGATCGCTGATGCCTCCGATTTCAATTTCGTTCGCTTTTTGTGCGAACTTTATCAATTCTTCGGGTCCAGGTCTAGAACCGCCGAAACTAACTGACATCTTCTGTTTCTTATTTCTAGACTATTTGGCTTTTCTTTACGCGGTGCCCGCGAGTCCTTCAGTTTACGCAGGAGATGTTCTTCGGCTAATAATACCTTGAATAGGGCCACTCAACCAAGCTCCATCTAAATACTGCTGGACGCCTTCAACTCCACCTCTAAAAAACACGAGCCATATAGAGCAGTTTCCCGACCCACAGATTACATCACGGCAACGAGACATGATATTCATGATTGCTAGAAACTGAAGCGCATAGTGATAATTCTCCTCTTGATTCACTAAATCAACTGATGTAGTACATTGTGGAATGCTCCGCGTTTCATCAGCAAAATAGAATGAACTATCCGGCAATCCCGCCTGTATTGCCTCAATAAACTCGGTTTCATCACTTTGAATCAAAAAACGGGTACTAGGATTCTTTGCTAGAACTGCGCGGGCTTTAATAAGATACTCTTCATACGGAGGCAACTTCGTTTCACTAGCCTTGTTGTTTCCTCTGTAAAAGAGAACACACGTATTATTGGGCTTAATAGTATACTTCTTTTGTAAATCTTCTGTTAACTTTTCAATAGCGGGTGTTGCGGTAAAATACCGGCGGACAAAGGGGAGAATGTCCCCTAGAGGCAACTTTCTATAGTCTGTGAACTGGTCGGTCTGCTGGAACATAATAGGATGAGTAAATGATATTTTGCCATTGACTTTTTCCAAGAAGAACTGTTCAATCACTGATTTATCAGAGGGATAATCAGAAGGCTTATACAAGGCAAACTGCTGGGAGCTATCAATTGTTGTGGGAGGCCGTGTGATTCCGTTATAGTACACAAGTATTTGTTCAAGACGCGAAGAGCAATTAGAAAAGAATCCACTATTTTCAACGGGATCAATTGTAAGAGTAGCAGGGGAGCGTTTTTGCGAAGGGACGCGCCACCAAGAAGACATTTTTCATGGCGGAGGTTATTAAAAACAGGTTTAGCCGAGACACATACGCGACTGAAAAGAGCAAGTAGGATTTTGGGCCTAGCCCAAAATCATCTGTAAAGTATCCGCCAAATCATACTTCTTGGAAACGCCATTGAAAAGCAAAAGCCAAGGCGCAGCCACTGCTGGTTTAGTTGCAGCCCATGTAGCCAGTCGTTTTTCTATCCGACCTAATGTCGCATCTTTCCGTTCCTTATATTTGTCACTTCCAGCAGAAATCTCATCGCCCTTATTTTTCGCACCAGGATGGACAAATTCAAAGGTTCCAGTCCACCCCTCTTTCTCCAAAATGTAGCGCATCAAGGAATAGATTTGCATCTGAATATCGCGAAGAAGTGGCGCGATACTCTTTTGGTTTTCAATTCTGATAATTGACGCTTTCCGTAGAGTTGGAATTCTAGACTCAACAAAAACCCGGATTTTCCCAAACACATCCGACGGACTCATACTCTTCACTTTGGCAGCCTTGTAGGGCATCAAATAAAACTTGGCTACTTCATCCACCAAGGCAGCTTTTGTCTTCTTTTTCGCATCGGGCCAACCAAGTTCAGTCGCCCATTCACGGATAGTCGCAACCGTCTTGATTTTCTCCGGATCAACTGCTGAGAAGCCACGGAAACCCTTCTTACCACACTTTTTACACAGAAGTGCTTCTGCTTTGTAAGACCACGAAGCCGGCCCCTTACACGATTGAACCGAGCAACGTGTAGATAGTTGTGCCGAGGAATCTGAAACTAAATTGAAATTTTCCCATAGCAGAATATTCAAGATGTTTCCGCTGATATCGCGTTCAGCGATACAGATTCCTAAGTTCTTGATTCCAGGATCAATTGAGCAAATTGTTGTCATTATCTTAATGAATACAATATGTATTTAGACCCTAAACATTAATTATTCTAACCCAAAAAACTTGCGCCCAATCTTGCTTGTTACAAACATAGTAAGCCCTGCCGTAATCTGTAAATAAAATATAGGTGTTCTTTTTGTACAGCATACTAAATAAGATGATAGTACAACAAAAAGTAATGAACTAAACCAGAATAACATTGTGTAAAAATCCATTCTATAATTACTTTAGATATTTGCTGGCGTTCCTCATTCCGGGGCCAATCTGGCCTCCCTTTCCGAGGTCGGATCTTCTACAGGTTCAGGCTGGGCCTCTCTACGTGGTTCAGCTTCAGCAATATGAATAGGATTTGTACGTGCCCAATGGAGTTGTTCAAGAGTATCAACACGATCAAGCAAAAATGTAATATTATTATTATACCGAATATTTATAATACTTTGAATTAAAAATAATATGCTTATAATTATTCCAATAATACTAGCAGAATCCATTTATCACCTATTTTTACGCGTCTTTTGTTTACGCGTCTTTCTTTGTCTATATTTTACTGGATTAAATTGTTCGGATGAACTCCCAGCCCAAGTCAACGCAAATCTTTTGCCAGATGTTATCCTGCATATAGAGTTTCTCATGACTTTTGAGCAAAGGGAAACACGGCAAGAAATCGTCCAATTCCAGCAGTTGACAGAACTTGTATAAGACATACGAATAGGACAAGAAATTGGAACGGCCCCGCGGACAATGCCGAATGAACGATGGCTGAATCTCCTTGAACATGTAGCGCAGTTTATCCTCCATCTCCCGTGACATGGTCGGGGCGCAAAACGCATTCATCCGGTGTAAGATATGGGGAATATGCTCGTAGAATTTGTTCAAGTGAAGTTTCTTTAAGACCTCTCGAAGTTTCTGTGGCTTGAGTGTGCGCGGGTCAATAATACGCTCCTTCTTGATTTCCGCCAGTATATTCTCATATACATCTGCTGGAATCTCGGTACTTTCCTTGGCTTGGAATTGGGCCAGCCATTCATTGAAATGGTTAATCTTCTTATAGGCGAAATAAGAGATTTCGCGCGGAGGATCCTTGTATGATGGCTTCTCAGAATCCACCAAAATGAAATCCTGATATCCACACCCCGGGCAACCAAGAGTTGCCTCATTATGATAAAAGACCATCTCTGTTTCGCAATGGGGGCAGGCTCCAAAATCGGGTTCTATGCCAGACCCCGGTAGGATTCCACCACGAATAGCAGTGGGTTCAATAATGCTTAAATAACGCTCAAGCGCCTTATCCCGCTGTAGGCCATTTGAATCTTCTATATCCCGGGCTCGTATAATCTTCTTTGGCTCAGCAACAATCAGAGGAGGTAGGGGCTGTGAAAGAGACGGTACGCTCAGTTCTACAAAAGACCCCGGGTCAGTGTTAAAATAATTTAAAACGCTATTTTGGGGTGTTCGTAGTTTTGAGGCAGGTTTCTTGCTGGTAACATGATGTCCTGACGCAATCTTTTCTTGAGAATCGTAGTAATTAAAAAGAATATTTCCAACTTGTAAAAAATAATCAAGTCGTTCATCATCTTTTTGTAGACGAACCACCTGTTGTTCTAGATCCTGTAATTCTTCAACCATAACTTTATATTCATCAGAATGAAGAGCCCCGGTGAACTCATCAATTTGGGCTTCCTTTTCTTCAATCTTTGTTTCAAGGCTTGATATTTGAGCACGTTTATCATTCATTGTTCTCATTTTTTCAGTATGAAAGGCTTCTAAAGTTGTGGGCATATCTGTGACTTCTTGATTTGGAGCATCCATTGTGTGTAAAACCATATGGAGAGGCTTTTGTTCAGACATTAACTAAGTCTTTTCCTTCATTTTTCCTTATGTCATCACAGATTTTGGGAAAAATGCGGGGTTTTGGCAAGAGCGCTGACCCCGGGTCGGTCTCCAAAAATCCCAAAAATGACCCTTCCGCCAAAATTATTTTCTTTGCGATGAATATAACAAATGGGAGGTGGTGGTCTTATGCAGCTTGTAGCCTATGGCGCGCAGGATATCTATCTAACGGGCAACCCGCAGATCACGTTCTTCAAGGTAGTGTACCGCCGGCACACCAACTTCGCGATGGAGTCGATTGAGCAGACGTTCAACGGCACGGCCAACTTCGGCAAGCGTGTCACGTGCACGATCAGCCGCAACGGCGACTTGATCCACCGCATCTACCTCCAGGCCACGTTGCCGAAGGTACAGCTCCTCAGCACGGACGGCTCAGGCGCCCAGTTCCGCTGGTTGAACTATGTCGGCCACAACCTCATCAACTATGTTGAGCTCGAGATCGGTGGCCAGCGCATCGACCGTCACTACGGTGACTGGCTCCAGATCTGGAATGAGCTCACCCAGGAGCCGGGCAAGCAGGCCGGCTACGCCGAGATGGTTGGCAACGTTCCGGAACTCGTGAACGTGCTTGTCCAGGGCGGTGAGACATGCGACGATGCCTGCGCGGGCGGTGAGCCCAACACGCTCGCCGAGGTCGCCAACTGCGCCCCGGAGTACACGCTCTACATCCCGCTCCAGTTCTGGTTCTGCCGCAACCCCGGCCTTGCTCTCCCGCTCATCGCGCTCCAGTACCACGAGGTTAAGATCAACCTCGAGATGAACGAGATCAAATACCTCTGCTGGGACTACGTCACGGGCTCCGCCGCGAGCCACGCGATCCGCGACCGCGTTTCCTCCACGGGCCTCGTCTCCGCGTCCCTCTACGTAGATTACATCTACCTCGACACGGATGAGCGTCGCCGCTTCGCCCAGGTCTCCCACGAGTACCTGATTGAGCAGCTCCAGTTCACGGGCGATGAGTCCGTGACCTCCTCCAACAACAAGATCAAGCTCAACTTCAACCACCCTACCAAGGAGCTTGTATGGATCGTCCAGCGCGACTCCTTCGTCGCCTGCGATGACGTCACGGTCAACCCGTGGAAGGGCATGCAGCCGTTCAACTACTCCGACTGGTGGGACCGGTCAGTCCTCGACTCCGGCTACTCGCTCACCCGCGTTGACGGCCTCGCCGGCTACAACCCGGTCGCCGTCGCCAAGATCCAGCTCAACGGCCACGACAGATTCACGGAGCGTGAGGGCAAGTACTTCAACTTGGTCCAGCCCTACCAGCACCACACCAACATCCCGGCGGTTGGCATCAACGTCTACTCCTTCGCCCTCAAGCCGGAGGACCACCAGCCCTCAGGCTCCTGCAACTTCTCCCGCATTGACAACGCCACGCTCCTCCTCACGCTGACGAACAACACGGTCTCATCCGTCTACTCAGCCCGCGTCCGCGTCTACGCCGTGAACTACAACGTTCTCCGCGTTATGTCCGGAATGGGCGGACTTGCTTATAGCAATTAGAAACCCACCCATCTTTTTGGTGTGGGTTTTTTACTAAGGATTCTTATAAAATTGAATCCCTGGAATAAAACATTCGTAAATATTATATATTTAGGAATGGGCAGACCTGGTAATGATATAGTTGATTTCATGGAAGTAACGTTAAATGGAGCAGAGTATGTCGTATGTACAATCGTTTACAACAATTCAATGCTACAAAAATTTGTTATTGATAAGGAAGACTTTGAAAAAGTAGATAATCGCTATTGGCATTATAAAGTGGACGGCAGTTATATATCTTCTTCATTCTGCACGAAGGATGGCTTAGAAGTTCCTCCAAAAATGGGCGGAATAAAAAAGGAACTATATCTTCACAACTTTGTAATGGGTCGCTTGATGTTTCCTGGAAAAGGTGCTACTGAATCTATTGACCATATCAATGGTATAGGCACAGATAACAGAAAAGTTAATTTGCGTTTGATATCACAAACCCAGCAGAATTACAATACGAAACGACGAGCAAGAGTTACAGTTCTGCCTGATAATTGTGGAATTTTAGCAGATGATATTCCGAGAAATATTTATTACATGAAACCTAATGGACATCACGGAGATCGTTTTGTCATTGAATTGAAGGGATTACCAGATGGTGATGTAGAGTGGAAATCAACATCATCAAAAAATATTTCTTTGCTAGAAAAGTTGAATCAAGCAAAGGCTAAGTTAAATGAAGTCTATTCAATACATAATCTCCATCAAGAAGATGAAAATGAATTGAAAAAGAAACTAGCAGAAGAATATAATCAGATTTTAGAATTGGCTACTATGTCTTCCGTATGATCCAATGATTGATAAACAATTTGATGGTTTTTTAGTCAATCATGGCAGATGAATATCTATTACATCTCATGAATAATGCGTGGTAGAAATTGATGCTACTTTAGTCAATCATAGTAGAAAAATATCTAGGAATGGTAAGATGGGAGTCTTCAATAACCCCACGCATCCCCCAAAAATCAAAGCCGGTTACGGAACAGAAAAGAAGGCCCGTAATACGCTTAAACGCCTGCGTAAAGAAACGCGCAAACAGCAACGGCAAACTGCTAGAAGCATGTTTTACCGGGCAAAGTACCATAAGTTCCAAACGCCCGGTATGCGGAATGCTATGAAAATCTACGGTGATTTTTTAAAAACAAACCCTAAATAGATGGAGTATACGACCGGACTATTTCTGTTCTATCTTCTGCTAGTGGCCAAATACTTTGAAGGTATGTTAAGCTGTGATTTCCAACGTTTCATGCGTACAAGTTTGCTAGCCCGCCATTTCCTAGCCTTTATCTCAGCCTTCTATGTAATTGTTCTTACTGAAACAGACAAAGAAACCAATCCAAAGACATTATGGGATTACTTCCTAATTACATTAACCATCTATGCCATTTTTATTATCTCTAGCAAGGCAAAGGCGCAGTTCGTGTTCCCAATGTTTGTTCTTCTGCTAATTGACCAACTAATCAAGGTTTATCTAGAAACAAGAGAAAAGGCAACTAAAGTAGCAGAAACAAAAGTCACGGTAAACAAAGAGAAGCCCAGTTTTGACATCCCCGTAGAAACATTAGAGTCACTAAGAAATGTCCTGGGCTGGGGCATCGGAGCATTTATTACTGCTGGAGCGGTATCCTATTATTTTAGACAGATGGCTGAGTTCGGCGACCAATTCTCTACGTATAAATTCATAGTCGGAACATTCAAGTGTAATTTTCCCAACAACAACATAGGAGATTAATAAGGCCGAAAAATTGACTGTAAGTTAGCGAAAGAAAGCAGGCAGTGAAAATGCCTCCCCGCCGTCGTAATCGTTATGAGTTTGAGCATCCGGATGAAATGCCCCTTCCAAGTGGTCTTCCTCTTCCAATTGTAAATGCGAATGTCTTTCAGCCGAACATCATCGAGCACATTGATTCTCAGAATAATCGTATGCTGGAACAGGCTCTAAAAGCCAGTCTAGAGGGGCACGGTCTACAAGAGGCCAAGGAGGAAAGTCTTGTAACTGCTGGAGACGAACTTTTCCAGCAGGTGGCCGAGCAACTTCCCTATCTCAAGCCCGCAGCCCGACAGACACTTCATCTTATTACTGGTCTGGATGATATCATCAGTCATGAGAAGAATCAGCCATCCCCAAGTAATGTTGTCGAGCTCCAGCGAATCCAGCAGACTCTACAGAAGGCGCTTGATACAGGTGACCCGCCCCCAAGAGAGGAAACCGACACTGCCCTCAGTTTTATCACCGGATATGATATTGCGGATATCAAGGGAGCAGTGTATCCCCGTGTGGAGGCCGAACTAGTACGCATTCAGATTGAAGAGGCTGAGGCTGAAGTAAATGAGCTGAAGCAGACCGAAGATGAACAGATTTGGCAGGCCCTAGAAGAGTCACTCAAGGAGGACACTGAACAGAAGGTCACAGAGAAAACCGTCGGCGGAGCTCCACCACCAACAACCGCCGAAGGTCTCCGAGCGGCGCGCCTAGGTAGGTTTTCAAAGTAGCCAAAAATCCGCAGGAGAATGTAAAAATTTCGTATAATCTACATTAACAGTATCCATTGTAACAACATCTTTACGCTTAAAAATAGCAGAACCGTGCCCCTCTTCAAACTTCATTAAAAGAACATATTTGCTAGAAGTTGAGAGTTCAGCAAATGCCTCTTTATTTTTACAAAGATTTACATCAATTAAAACCCATATTTTTGGTTCAGCGCTTTTAAATGTGGAAAAGTCACCCACACTGGAAAAATCACCGCCATCAAGCACAATCACATCAAACTTCTCAGTCAATGAAATAAACGGAGCCTTTAGCCAAAGATGATGTTCGCGGTCATACATTAAATCATAAATAGGCCGAATCATGGCCGGATTTGGCATATCCTCCAGGTCTTGTCGTAGCAGAAATTCCTGTTTATTAAAACGCCCCCAGATAAACTGTAGGAAAGAAGAATTCAGCCATTTTCTATTATTTGTATATTGGAATCGCGCCTTATGAATAGCTGGTTCATTTATATCAATAGAATACATACGAGCATTAATATCAGTTCGTTGAGATATACCATTAAATAGAGCTCGTGTTGTTCCCATACCTGAGCCAGTGCCAATATCCAAAAAGGTTTTAAATTCAGGATTAGCACCAGTAATAATTAAATAAGTAAAAAGAGGATTGCCTTCAGCAAGTTCACCCATTGGATTTAACTTGTTGAAACGTCTTAAGCAGTGGTTCGTTAAAGTCGTGTTGATTTAATATTCACTGTACTAGAATGTCCGATGCTCCAATAACATATGTATCAGGCGGTTTATTAGGTGATTTTATTAATCAATTATCCATCATACAAGAAACATATCAAAAGACGGGAAGAAAAGGATTTCTTTTTATGTCTGACCGTGGGGACACGTTCCGTTTAGGTTTAGAAAAAACCTATTATGACACAAAAGAATTTGTGAAAGCACAGGAATATATTTATGAATATAAAATCCACAGAGGGGAAGTCTATGATGTTGATTTAAGTGAATGGAGAAATTCCCCCCATTTATATCGGGGGAGTTATGCCACAATTTTTGAAAGCACTTACAAAGTCCCGTGGGGAAAACATAAATGGTTGTCATGGAAAACTGATTCTTACTATACAGATAAAATTCTCGTATGTCATACAACACGTAGAGAAAATAGACAAATTAATTATACAGAATTATTCCAACAGTTTCCAGCAGATAAACTCGTGTTTGTTACGACGGATATGACAGAATATCCTTTTTTCTGTGAATTATCGGGGACCACTCTTCCACTCAAGTTTTGTGATTCCATAGAAGTACTGCTTACAGCAATCAATAGTTGCCAACTATTTATTGGAAATTTGTCGACCCCAATTCAAATTGCGTTGGCATGTAATAAACCAACAGTGGGAATTTTAATGCCAGGTCTTCAAGATAACATTCACATGGTCAATTTTCCTTCATACATTAAGAATTATCAGGCTATTATGTAACTATAGATTCTACAGATGTATTATATACCTAGGATACAATTGCAAGAAAGTAGCAACTGAGACAAGAAAAAACACATAGATTAAAAGTTCAATATGTTTATGTGTTCCTGCTATAAAGCGAATACCAATATCTGTAATACCCCATACAGCTATCCACCAAATCTGTACAAGAGTGACAGCAAAAAGAAACGCATATATTTTAAATTCCATCTACTAGGAGCAGTTTTTTTTAGCCTAGGCACAAAAATTTGATAGCTGAATATACTATAAAGTATGGCATATCCGGTTATGTCTTCCTCTTCGCACCCTTCTGTATTCTCAATTGTAATTATCCGCAATCTCAAGACTGATGGTAATGTCACGGATGGTGCGCGTACGGATGACCATATCCGTGTATCCCGCGATGGTCAGTATTTTAATGTAACGTATTCAAACAAGCCGGAGAGCATCAAGCAGACGGTATCGCTAACGGCGAATGACCTCTTCAAGTATCTCAAGAACACGCTGACGCTCCTATCAAATGATGATGAGCCATTCAGCCACATTCAGTTTAACTTTCCGACAGTCCCGACAGTGATGTACAAGACGACCAATCTCAGCATGGTATATGATGTTGTCATGGACCAGATTGACACCATGATTGCGAACTGGCCCATTACAGTCTAAGTTTGCGCGTCTGCTTTCTTCCCTTCCTCTGTCTGCGCCTAGTTACTTTACCAATATCTTTAGCCATTTTTTTGAATATAACGTCAACAATCCTTGGAATATTATTTTCAGCAATTAGTGTTTCAACAGCTGCTAGGGCGCGTGGATTTAATTCTTTTAACTTTCTGAATAATTGATTACGATTCATTAAGAAAATACGTTTAACTTCAATTGGGCTAATTTTTTCTCTTATCAACTTATTATACTTCGCTGTAAAGGCTTCATCTGTTTCGTATACTGCTTGTAACTCAGGGCTTAGCTCTTCAAACTCAGGTGGGTCAAAATCATTCGCATTTACATTTGGGTATGGCTCAACCGCAGATGGGGCTGGAGGAGAAGGAGCAGAAGGTAAAGCAGAAGGTAAGGTAGCACTCAATCCTAGACTAGAACCAAGTCCTCCATTACCGAGACCAACTCCTAAATTAAAAGAGAATCCTGCGGGGAGTCCAGCACCGGCACCAGCACCGGCACCAGCACCAGCACCAGCACCAGCACCAGCACCAAATCCAGCACCAAATCCAGCACCAGCACCAAGTCCAGCACCGGCACCAAGTCCAGCACCAGCACCAGCACCAAATCCAGCACCAGCACCAGCACCAAATCCAGCACTAGCAACAGAAGCCCATCTAGGACCAACTTCTTCAGGGAGAAGTTCACGTACATAATATAAAATCAACGCATTCTTAGAAGTAGGCGGAAGTTTTCCTCTTTCAGAAACTGTTACAACTTCTTCCCCCCTTTTCTTTGTGATTTTAGGAACATATTTCGCAGATGGAGGAATATCATCCATTTCCACCCAATCACCCGTTGCGATATCATAGCAAATAGAAGCTGTATAATGACCGCCATTGGGTGTTGAACCATGATGATTCAAGACTGCTCGTAAATCATACCAGGTAGACCCACCATTAGCAGGTTGCCACTGTGGACTTCCCTCAGGAGCAGGATAATAGTCGGCTATATTAAAACGTTGAATCAATCGGCAAGGCGGATTTTGCCTGAAAGATCCATCTGCTTGTTGAACTAATTTTTGAACTGGTATAATTAAAACATTCGGGACGTTCTCAATTACTCTATTACGAACTTGTCCATTAATTCTTTCATGAAAAAAATTATATAAACCATCAGGATTCGCATCACCACTTATCGGAGCAGGAATAGGTCCAAGTGTAAGTGGGTTTATAATTCCACCATTTACACGGAATGTCCCTGCTAGAGGTTCGAGCATAGTAAATCCTCCAGCCCTAACTCCGCTTGCTACATTAGCAGGAGTTTCAAACCGTACAATTTCAGCACATTCATTTGTTAATGCTGCAATAAGAATATTTTGAAAAGCAAAGGCATCATCTTGTTGTAAAGGACGAAACGCATTTTCTCCTAGAGAACGCGTTAATTCATACATAGATACAATAAAATGTGCTTGCTGCATCAAAAAATCATTTTGCCCCTGTGGTACCTGAGGAGTGGGTAACTTGAGTGAGTAAACTAATCCCTGAAAACCTTCAACAACATGCCTTTGTGCTTCACGTTCTCGCGAAGCACTTGCTCCCGGACGAGGGATCAAAGGCCACGTTTCACAGTTAGCAAAACCCGGAAGTTGAATCAAGCACTGAATACAAGCATTCATATAACAAATTGTTGGCGGCGCAGTATTCTGTAATAAACCAACCGGTGAAATAGGAAAAGATCCTCGTCCGACCAAAATAGCATGAATATCATTAGTTATATCTTCACCTCTATCAAAAGATGCTGTTAGGGCTGTAATAGAATCATCTTCAGCGGTTTCAAGACTTAGACGGATTGCTTTGTCAATGTTACTCTCCTTTTTAACGGCAGTTTTTCTTGACTCAGCCAACACTTTATCGATTTCTCTTTCCCGTTCAGCAGCTTTCTGCCTTCTTCTAACAGCAGCATCTGCCTCCAGTTTTCTACTTTCTTCAAAAATTTGTTTCAATTCATCGGCAGTCAGTTCTCTTTCAGTTGATGCCTGCGCCGACATATCCTATAAATGTGCCAGTTATTTATTGGCTGATTGAACACAGATTTTATGACCATTTTTGGTATAAACTGACCAAAGCTTGCTACATGACTCATCATCACGTTCAATTAAACATTTACGAAAATCATGCTCGTATAGGTCGCATAATTCAGGTGCGGTCAGGGACCCAGTTTGGGATCTAAAAAAGGAATTAACTACGCTAAAACCTATTCCACTACCAGCACCACTAGCCATAGAGTGAACAAGTGTTTCTCCGAGACTTGGACCCTTTACTTGAACAGGGGCTATAGCCGGACTCTTGGTGACGCCTGAAGGAGGAGAATCTTTAAAAGTACGAACTAGTGCTTGACGAGGCATTTCTACTATATAAACCTAAAGTTAATTCGTTTAAATTTAGAAAGGATGATACTTAAAAATATTATTTCACTTTCTGTTTGTTTAACAGCTTTAGGCCTTTCTACTTTCCAGCAGTATAACCATGTTGGAAAAATTGTGGGCTTTTATGTTGTTACTGATTTCTTTTTTGTAAGAGAAGTTGATATACAGATTCATCATTTACTAATCGCATTATTTCTAGCATCCACTTCCAATCTAAATCCCAATAATTATCTAATTGAAGCACAGTGTATTGTAAACTTGGAAATTAGTACAATTTTTTTAGCCCTCAATCATCTGATGAAGGATAAACTAATTGTTGCCCCTGCCCTACTATTCAAAATGAATCAAGGTCTCTTTGTAATAACATTTGCTAAGTTCCGTATTTGGGATTATTATTGGATTTTTATGGCGCGACCATCATTTCCTTCATCATTTACGATGGCAACTATTAACGGACTATTTCTGCTGGATGTCTACTGGTTTTCTCTAATTCTCCGAAAACTTATGAAGAGTATTTTGCCCCCAGTTCGTAACATCCCGATGAACGAGGAAGAAGTCCCATGCTTTTCAGGGACGAACGCCTCGTAAAACCGATTGCCTTGCCTCTTTTAAAATTGCGCAACGCTTTTAGTGTATTTCCCCTCGTTTTCAATGGGGATTTCTTACATTTCCGGGAATTTATAGGATACGCATGTTTCTGACAGAGCATTCTAATTATTCTATATAAAATAGGATGGCTTCTCGAATTAGTGGTCCCGATGAAGCAAGGGCTGGTATTATTTTATATGATGCCACCCAGTCCAGAATCCTCCTGGTCCAAAGTCGCTTCACTGGAAAATGGGGTTTTACCAAAGGACATGCCGAACTGTGGGATATTAATTCCTTAGAAACAGCAATGCGTGAACTGAAAGAAGAAGCCGGCTACCTAGAAATAATTCATTACCGCATTACTGACGGACCTATTAGTTTGCGTTGCCGGCCGTATTGGACTGCGACCCTCCACTCTAATGAAACACCCACGCTAAACAGGGCCGAACAATCAGGCATAGGCTGGTTTCGTTTAAAAGAGATTTCCCACCTCAAACTGAATGAAGACGTGCGTCTCTATTTGGCCTCATTGGCCAACAAAGGAGCATAAATCCGGGTATGTTCTACTTGACCGCAGATGTCAGGAATATCAAAACCCGCAATATCCTTAAATTTCATAAAACAGGCGTCACGAATCTCCTTAGGAATCTTTGACGCTGAATCAGCAGAGGCTGTATTGATATCTGCTCGAATGTAACGCATAAATGTAGCACAGTCTTTTCTAGAAGTCGGTGGTAAAACAAGCTCTTCTTCTAACTTTCTACGAATTAAGCCCCAAACCGCTGATAAGCGTTTATGGGTTTCTGCTGACTGCGTCCATGCTAGTTTATCCTGTAGCATGTTCATTAAAGAAGTCAAGATAGTTAGTGACCCAAAAATCCAGGATATTTGAAAACCATCAACTGAGAAGCCTCCTGCTATTATATTTGACAAACCACTGATTGCCACGCAGACATTGATTGTTACCATTAAATTTCGCGACTTTCTGTCATATACAGTATGCGCCTCGGAGTGCATCCATTCATAACACTTTGCTTGATCGCACCATCCTGCTAGAAGCGTCTCAATACTAGAATCCCATTTAATGGAATCGGATTCTAGAATTTCTGGTTTGTCAACGGACATCTCTATGCTTTACGCGTTTTTCTTCTCTGCCTGCGACTTCTAGCACGACTCTTTTTTAATATATTATCATAATTCTTAGCAAGATTAGCATTTTCCTTGCCAATCCTCATTTGCTGTAGTCTAAGTTTTATTTTATCTATAAATCCTCTTGACCAATATATCCCTCGTAACAAATCCTTCTCCACTTTTGTTAATTTTGGTTTTTCATTTACGTTCTTAATTTGGATAAAATCCACGAACTTGTCTATTACTGCTAGTTCTTCTTCTGTATACTTTCGTTCAGGTATCGGTATCATTGGTGAAGCAGGCAAAGATGAAGGGGATGCTCCTCTTTCTCCCGCATTGAGGGGAAATTCATTATTATTGTTATTATTGCTATTGTTGCTATTATTATTGTTGCGATTTCTTCTGGTGAATAGATTACTAAAACTTAAGTCAGGATCGCCCATACCTATTTAGTCCAGTGGATTTATTCGGTCCAAAGGCTTTACATACTCCAAGCCCAAAAAGTCAAAAATATCCTTCTCAGAGTTCATCACAGGCGGAACCACTACGCCATCCCGAACGCGCTTGAGGCCATGCTCAGACAGCGAATATCCTTTCGTCAAAGCATAACGGCGCATGCTAATATTGAATACATCTGAGCCTGTGAAATACAGGATAGTGTACCAGTACTCTTCTGGTTTACACAAAAGCAAATCTACATGGCGATGAGTCTGATGCCTTGGTAGACGGCAAACACCCATAAACTTGTGGTCGCCACGAGCAAACTCTCCACGAAGGTAGCCATCTTCAGCCAGCAAATCTATGAACTGCTGGAAGTGTGAAGCCGCTACTAATTCAGACAAAGAACGACTGGTAATCATTACATCAAAATCCCCAGAATTAGGAAGCCCACGCCGATACGAACCAACGACTACCATTTCAAACTCTTTTGGCAACATCTTCCGAACATATGCCTCATGCTTTTCCATCTCGGCCCGTGGAATACGCTTCTTCAAGTCATCAATGTAGGTTAAACCAACAGTCTGCGCATGAGTTAGCAAATCAGGATTTGCTGTTGCTTTTTCCTGAAGTTGAGCAATCGTCTTAATCCCATGTTTTGTAATCAAGTCCCGGGCTTTAGCGGGTCCAATTCCGTGAACTTCCTGGAGTACATTGTATGCGTCTAGGGAGTACTCCTCTTTTGCTTCGTCGGCTTCTAGCAGATGACCTGTTGCGAAAACCTCCGCAACACGGTCCTTAACTCCAGAACCTATTCCCGGAACATCCGTAATATCCGCAACAGAGTGAACTGCTGGAAGTTTCTCAATCGCCTTGATGGCCTTTACAAAAGCTAGAGCCCGAAACTTATCACCTTCCGCTGTTGACTTTTGCCGGAGAACATTTAGAATTTCTAAAATCTGCTCCTTCTTATTTCCAGTGGAAGCCATCTATTCCTAGAATGCTTTTGGTTTTTATATCTAGTAACGATTTCTTCTGACCTTTTTTCTTGTAGAACGACGGAGTTTTCTCGATGCGGCTGCGGCTGGCGGTGCTGGTTCATCGCTTACAATTGCTTTAGGAGCAGCCTTTAAAGCAATTAATTCGTTGGCAATTGTCTGATCTTCGGGAGCAAAAGTAGCAATTTGTGCGATTAAATCTTCAGGTGGCTGCATGGGATCATTTAGATCAAGAATTAGTTGTAAAGCAATTCTATGATCACGTTTAGGTAATGTAACAAGTGTGTCTGGTAGACTCTGTTTTGCCACAACGGCCGCTTCAAGAATTCCCTGTATCCTTTCTTTATCAAACAACGGGTTATTTTCCATAATAACACCTCTATTTTCAAGCATGGTAGTAATGGTTTTTTCAAGTTCGTCCGCACCCATTTCAGTGGTTAGACTAGCTTTCTTAACCATACCAGCAGCTAAGTGGGCCCCTGCTCCCGCCGCCGCAGACACAGTAGCAGCCACAGCAAGTGGAAATACGCCCCCAGATACACCAAGTAAAGTGCCTATTAAAATAGCACCAGCAACTTTAGCAGCAATCGTAACAACAGGTTGTGCTACTGCGAATAAAGATCTAATACTATGGAATGTTGAACTATGTCCGGTTGAAGTTGCGGCAGTAGATGCTATACCAACCGCAGTAGAACCATAGGAAAGACCTGTCGTAACGGCACTTGCTACACCACCACTTCCGCCGGCAGCACCAAGTACCATCGCAAGTCCACCAGCAAGACTTTCAACAGTTTTTAATGTTGCGTACTTTTTATCCATGTCTGCGCGAGTCAATGTACGTGCATCAGCCAACATTGATTTTAATGTTCTTAATCCAGTAGCACCTTCTTCTTGTTCGGCTGGATTTTCACTTTCAAGCATTTTTTGAAATTTAGTAAAATCTATGCCTTTTGCTCCTTCTTTTAAGGCTTTCTGTTTTAAAGCGTCTGATTCTGGCGACTCATATACTTTTCTAGTAGAACCGCGTAGCATGGGAGCTTTTGCTGTATAATGAATAATAGATTGGCGGTCAATCTCTGTTTGAATTGGTTTTCCATTTTTATTTGTGTTGATAATATGCTTTGTATTTGGTGTTAAATTTGTTGATCTCCATTATCTTGGCGTCGCAATTACACCAGAAAGTGGTTTTCCATTTTTATTCTCCATTTTATTTTTTGTTGAATTTCTTTTTCTGCTTGCTCTACTTTCATAATTTAAAACCAAATTATCTGGATATTTTGTGGTACGCTTAAAATTAAGCATTTGATTTTTATTTGAAATTGATCTACCGTGTACATTTGGTGTACGTTTCATATTCATTCCATATTTTGAAACTCCTTCTCTGGTATTTGTGAAATTAGGTTCGGACCAGGGTTTTGTAGCCGTAAAATATACCTTTTCAGTATTTGTCTGTGACACTGTTGGAGCGGTGCTTTTAAATCCAAAAAGTTTTCCTATTTTACTTCCTACTATTCCCGCACCTGATGAAAGACGTATTTGCTCTTTTGTAAGTGTGTTTTGTGCTCCACTTGCCGCACCTGATACGACGTCTATTGCTGATTGTGCCCTTTGAAAAAATGATGGGTTTGCTTTCTTGTATGCTAAATTATCTTGATTATAATATTCATCCGACATTGGTTCTTATTCTATGCGTTTAAAATTATTCTCCCTGATTAGATAAATGTCTAGTCCCGGTGAACTCCTTTCACGCGGCTTTTCCATGGGTGGAAAGGTTAAGAACGCTGAACTTGCGACTATTGCAGCGGGCGTCAAGGGAGGCAGATACACGCGTCACGGAAACAACCGCAAGGCCAATTTGGCGAAGGCTGAAGCAATGCTCAAGTGGTACACAAATTCGGAGGCTAAGGGCAAGGAGGGTGGCAAGGCGTTCCAGAGCCGTCGCAATTTTTCCCGTTATTTGGCCAGCGCCTTGGCCCGCTCCCCGTCGCCGAGTCCCCGTGGCTCCCGTGCTTCTAGCCGTTCATCTAGCAACAATAATTCAAATAGCAATAGCAACAATAATTCAAATAGCAATAGCAACTCTAGCCGGTCCCGTGGCTCCCGTGCTTCTAAGCGCGGTCTTCCCACATTGGCTTCTGCTGCGGGTGCTCCGGCTAAGCGTACCTACACGCGCAAGGCTCTGGCTGTTCCCCCGGCTAAGCGTACCTACACACGCAAGGCTCTGGCTGTTCCCCCGGCATCCGGCCAGTGGCCTATGCTCAAGAAGGGTGATAATGTGTGGTCTGTAAAGGTTGTTGTGAATAGCAAGAGCCGTGCTATGATATCAAAGATCTACGGCAAGGAGGGCGGAAAGTTGGCCTCAACATCTGACGTAATCACAGTAGGCAAGGCCGGTCGCTCTCCCCAACAGGAGGCGCTTCACATTGCCGAGCATGCCCATGAGGCCAAGCTAGCAGATGGCTACACGGAGGTCCGTAGTGTCCACCGTGGCTCCAACAACGAGCTCAAATCTATCAATAACTTTAAGCCGTAATAAGTAAGATGGACGCAATTCTAGCAAGTAGGCCTTCTATAGGTCCAATGATTAATTCTAAGTTAGAACCAATCATTGCGCGTTATATGACAAGGAAGGCGCCCTTTAATCTGAACCAGAATAAAAGGAACAGAAACACAGTCAAAGGTCTAAGACATCTGCTGGGGAAAGCTTCTAATAACCCGGAAATTCAACAAAAACGCGAATGGTTGTCACGCCTGGGCCAAGCTATGAACGAGCAGTATACTTTTAATAACTTGGAGCAGGCTTTCCAAGGTTTACCAGTCTTAGCTCCGGCTCTGCCACCATTAAAAATTGAAGGCCCATCGCGTTTGGATGAACCAGCAGATAGAACAAGGAAATATAAAATGCCCGCACCGCAATCAGGAATGTTCCCCACGCTGTATGGTAAGTCCAAGACCGGCAAGACGCAGGTCTGGAAGATTGAAGTAATTAAGCAGGACCCTTCTGCTTTAATCCGAGTGACCTACGGCTATGAGGGTGGCAAGGAGGTCGTAAATGAGAAGGAAATTACAAAGGGCAAGAACCTGGGTAAGAAGAATGAGACTTCGCCCTACGAGCAGGCTCTGCTAGAGGCTCAGTCAACATGGGAGGGTAAGATTGATGGAGGATATGCTGAGAAGCTAGGAAATGCGCAGGCTCCGAGCATGGCAACAGCCAACGCAGTTGCAGCGCACAAGACAATTAGTCCAATGCTGGCGCAGGATTATCACAAGCAGGGCAAGAAGATTATGTTTCCCTGCTACGTTCAGGCAAAGTTGGATGGAGTTCGCTCTATCTTCTATAACGGTACTCTAACTAGCAGGAACGGAAAGGGATTCACAGGCCTCGAGCATATCATCGCCGAGCTCGCACCGGCTACTAAGGAGGGTCTGATTCTAGACGGTGAGGTCTATTCTACCACGCTGACTTTCCAGCAGTTTGTTGGCTTGGTGAAGAAGAAGACCTATACCGCAGCGGACAAGGAGCAGTTGAAGCACGTCAATCTGTGGGTCTATGACTGCGTGAATGATGCCCCCTTTGAGAGCCGTCTCCAGACACTGAAGACCTTCTTCGATAAGCACAAGTTTACGCAGATTCATTTGCTGCCGACTGAGGAGTGTGCTAAGCGGGAGGACCTCAAGGGGTTCCACGATAAGTATGTGCTGGAGGGTAACGAGGGTCTGATGGTGCGGAACAAGCAGGGAATGTACCAGCTGGGCGCACGTTCCTACGACCTCCAGAAGTATAAGGAGTTTGAGGATGCTGAATACAAGGTGACTGCTTTCACGGATGGGCAGGGACTGGAGAAGGGTCTTGTGATTTGGACCTGCGAAACCAAGGAAGGAAAGCACTTTCAGGTGAGGCCAAGGGGAACGCATGAGGCGCGGGCTGAGATCTTCAAGGATGTGACCAAGCATCCTGCTAAGTATATTGGCAAGGACCTGACTGTCCGCTTTCAAGAGTTGTCGGATGATGGTATTCCCCGCTTCCCTGTGGGTATCAGTTTCCGCGATTATGAGTAAGCACAATAAAATACAATAAATTTGATAGACCATTTTTAATGAAAGATGGAACCATGCTCCAAAGCACATTAGATGGCTTTTTTCAAATTAAACCTCAGACTAGAAAAGCAGAACGAAAACCCCATGTTTATGAACAAGCAAAAGCCGCCTTAGAGCCTCTTTTCATACGACCAATACCGGATGATCCCCGTTACCAAAAACAGTTAGCAGAAGAATATGAACTAATAGATAAAAACCGTTTTGCCCCCGTTTTCTTACAAGTACGAACTGTGCTAGAAATCGTCAAAAGTCTGGGTCCTGTCGCGCCACCCCACATTATCCGTGGCTCAGCCGGCTCTTCTCTAGTAACTTATCTGCTAGGAATCACACATGTTGACCCCATTCTGAATGGAATTGAATTGGCCCGTTTCATGAACCATTTAAGAAAAGACATGCCCGATATTGACATTGATGTTCCGTATAACAGAAGGGAAGAGATATATGGCTTAATCGCAAAGAAGTATCCAAATCAAGTTGGTCGTGTATCCAACTATAATTTGTGGACCGACAAAGTAAATACCCGTCAGACTATAAAAGACATTCTCAAAGAACACAATAAACCCATCCCCTCAGCCGTAAATCGCAAAGGAGCAAAACCAGAAAAATTCTTAACCGCCGAAGAACTCAAAGAGTTTACGGTTAAGAAAGATGGCAGACAAGGGACACTCAAAAACTACAGTAAACATTGCGGAGGTATAGTCATCTTTGAAGAGCAGGGTGAAGTGCCGGAAGAGCTCCGGCTGAAAGAAATAGAAGCTGATGGCATTCCCCTTTTCCAGATTAATTTGAATAAAGACGACACAGAAGAGCAGGGTCATATCAAGATTGATTTGCTGAGCAATCGCGGTCTAGCACAATTGGCCGATATTTGCCCCGAACGGTCTCTAATGACCTATCCTACCCGAGATGCCCAAACTGAGAGAATCTTTGCTAGAGGCTGGAATATTGGTATCACCCTCGGTGAAAGTCGTGGAATGCGCAAACTCTTCATGGAAATGAAACCGGAGGGTGTGGCAGATATAGCAGTAGCACTAGCCTTAATCCGACCCGCTGCCGCAGCAGAAGGTAGAAAGCAGGAGTTCTTGGAGAAATGGAGACTGCTGGAAGGTCAGCAGAGAACACCTTTAGAGCGACCTATTGTCTTTGATGATGACGCAATTCATAAAATCCGGTATATTCTGGGCTGTGATTCTGCGCAAGCAGACCGATGGAGAAAAGCATTCGCTAAGGGCAATCCAAAACTCAAAGTTGAATTCCGCAAAGAAATGGCTACCCTCGGATACCGGCAGTCGCAAATTGACAAAGTGGTAGATGATTTGAGTCAACTTATTTATTATAGTTTCTGCAAGAGTCACGCAGTTTCCTATGCGCAGTTAGTTTGGGCTTTAGGGTATTGGAAAGCCCATCGGCCTCATGAATTCTGGTGCTCGGCCCTCAATCACTGTAATTCCGAATATCGCCGATGGGTTCATTATAGAGAAGCACGTTGCTCTGGTCTCCTTTTGAGCAGGGAGTCACCACCCTACAGCCTCGGAACAAGAGATGGCAAGCCAACACTAAAAGCCATCAAAACGCAAGAGCAACAACTCCTGAAACAGCCATCTCCAACAGAGGATTTCAAAACGCTTGGTTATTGGATAACCGAAGAATTCTTACCTACTTGTGGCGTTACATACGACAGCCAACTTCGCCTAGACGGTCGCCGAACCGTAAAGTTCCGAGGAATTATTGCTAGTGGCCGGCAGATTTCCCGGGAATATGGAGTTTGTACCTTAATTTGTTTAGGAGTTGGCAATCGTGAGTACCTAGATATTGTGATTCCGAATCAAAAGCGGGGAGATTTATTCGGTTGGGCTGCGTTAGAAGGCCGGGGCATTCAAACAAAACCGGGAACGGTTGAAGCAACGAAAATCAATGGAGTTTCAATCAAGAATCTATGCTAGAAATAGAAATGGCATCCCCTAAACAGTATCACCCGACAGTGAAAGGAATCTTTGAGTGGGCAAATTCGGAACTTGAGCACGTAGGTCGGATTGCTTCTGTTGAAGATCCTGATCTTCAGTACAGCTACGCAATGAGCACAGTGAATGGAATGGCCTATCTAAAAGACGCAATCTATGAACTTGTCAATGATTCTAAGTATTCCACACATAAGGAAGATTTATTACGTCTCCACGGAGCTGTAATTCGTACGATGAAGCGCTTGGTTAAGGATTATAAAGTAGATTTGTCTGCTATCAAGACCTTTAATACCAGAAAAGTCTTAAGTAATAGAAATTTCACTTATTTAAAAAAAGGCAAGAACCGCAACACACGTAAAAACCGCAAGACACGCAAGAACCATAACTAAGAAAATTTAAATATTAGTTTATGTCTTTTATCATCTGGAAGTGTAGTGCGGTGGCCCAAAAACTTAAAATATTTTTGTGCTAAAGCAAACTGTACCGGTTTTATATTTTTAATAACCTTTAATCTAACATATAATATCATTCCAACCTGCCATATCCGTTTATGAGGATAGCGTTTAGTTAAATATAAATGTTCTAACTTACGAATTGTAGCCTCCACGTCCTCCAGCGTTGTATACTTTATTGGTATTGTATCAGCGGGATTTTTATCAATATACACATCAAAACTTTTTGCGGGATCATTTGGATTATATAAGAATCTCTTTTGTGTCTTATTTTTCCGCAAGATTTTTGCCCTCCTTGTTTTCATTTAAAATGTAGTAAGGATTTATTTCTGCTGTCTGATTAAAAAGTATCAGTAAAATAGATGTATCAAACTCCTCAATGTATTTTTCCAAATCTACGTATGAAAGAATTTTATGATCCGCGCAGACTAACACGGGGCAATCGTGTATGCGTTCGTATGTACGATCATAATAAAAATTATATTGAAGAAGATGATGATGATAGAGGATATATGTTCTTAGGTTCATATAATAGAGATCCATTCCCTGTTCGTAACGGTGGAGTATGGTATCCTTTGCCACCTTTTATTTTTTCCCACGCCCAAGGATATGAAATAGGGACAATTGACGGAATTGTAGAAGAACCCGGTGAATGGAATATAGGTCGAGAACAATACTCGGGCTATATAATACGAATCAATGGACAGCGCTATCGTTACACTTGGAAACAAGTTGGTGTTTACACTACAGATGAAATTATGGGAGACCTCATTTCGAGAGAAAATGGTTTCCCGGAAGAAATTCAGAATATGATTGGACGATTCACACACGGAAAAAGCAGATATCCTAATAGCAGAATAGACTTTTTTGAAGGTGATATAAATCAAGATGCGAATACCACCCTGCTTGTCCTAGGAGCTATTTTTATGGCGTCTTTCCTACTACACCTCCTCAAGAAGAAGTGAATGACATGAGTACGGCATCAGAATACGGCTGTAAAATAGTCGGCTTAAATCCCAACTTTCGGTAACACGCTATTGCAGCTTTATTCTCTTTTTCAACATCAAGTTTCCAGCATTTAATTTCTGCTAGATGCTTAAAAATCTTTTTAAAAGCGGTTGAACAAACTCCCCGTCGTTTATAGTCATCATGAGTATGAACCATTGTGATAAATCCATTTTCTGGAGCACAGAACATGCGCGAAGTAAATATGATTTTGTCAGCAGTCCAAATCAAATAGTACACAATCGTGCGTTCCTCTGTCAAAAAATCGGCAATCACGTTGTCCAGTGAAAAATACCCTTCATTGCTCTGAAAGTCCCCGTGGTCGTTGACTAAGGCATTAAAAGATTTTAATAAGACAGGATTCCCTAGAAGTTTGGATAGTTGATGCGTGTCCATAAAGGCCTCCCACATTATCTCTTTTTATCAAGGATATTTCTAAGTAGACAGTAGATGGCGCGTATAGCAACACATGCTTGTTATTTTCCTCAAACTATAAGTCCTTATGGGGATACGCGTGAATTTGAAGAAGGAGAAGAAGTATGCTTGAGAACATATAGATTATATCCCAATAGGCAGATGCGTTCAAGCAATCGCGAGTCAGAAATAGGACTTTGGCGGTACGACCGTTCAGCTGCAGGAACAGTTGAAGATCCGAGTGCTCAGATTTATCCTCAACAGGACAGAGAGGTTACTGGACAAACACGTGCGTTTTTCATGGGAGTTATTCAACAAGGCGGATTTTTAAGAGGACCAACAGAATACAGCATTCAGTGGAATGGCAATTATTATGCTGTTCCCTGGTACATGGTAGGTCAGTGGGTTTCAGGCCCCGACCCAGGAAATGTTAGACTTGTTGCATCCTACTTTAATTTACCGGACGATGTTGAAGATATCATAGCTGGAAGGGCGCGTGTGCCAAGAGGCTTTGGCCGAAATTTTGAAAATCCTCCCAACACTTTACCAATTATTGCTCTAGCTATAGCAGTTCCTGTTCTGATGCTTCTCCTCCGGAAAAGGAAGTAATAAGTAGGGGATGGTTATAGAAAAAATCGTTTCTATTTCACAATTTGAGCAACTAATGAAAGACCTCAAAGAATCATTTGAGAAGTCTATTAAAGATTTACGTGGTCACGAAGTTTCATATGAAGATATAATTAATGAAGCTGATAAAGATAAGCGCACAACCAAAATCGCGTTGACATATGAAGGCACAACAGTCATATCAACTGCTCGTTTGCTATGTCCCTCCGCTGGAAG